CTATTCTTCACACTTTACTTCCGGAAGTCCTGCAACTGATGTCAGAATACTTACAACTCCGGCTACTACTGCCGAAGATGCTGCCAGTTTCCAATCAACATTTGCCACTGTGCTTCCAACTGCTATTACAGAAACTGCAGTCTGAGCCATTGTTTTAATCGCTCTGACTGTCGCAGATTTTACCCATTTCTGAGTATCAACACTTACCTTTAACACACAATTTTTAAACATAAATAAAAACCTCCCTATTTCTTTTCTAAATCTTCTATTCTGTGATTTGCTACTTTTATATCTTCCGAGTTTAAAGCTACTGATTTTTCAAGCTCATAGACCCGGTCGATTACCTGATTATGTACATCCTGCTTTTTCTCCAACTGTTCCAAGCGGTATGCTACAAGAGCCGTTGACCTCTTATTTGCAAAATATGCTCCGCTTGCTGTTCCGAGCATTGAAATAACTGCTATTATTATTTCTATTGCGTATGCTGCCATTTGTGTCTCCTTTCCTGCCTTTAGGCATTAAAAAAGAAGCCTTTACGCTTCACTATGCTGTTCGATATATTTTTTTACTTTTACTCTTAATTTCGCCGGAACTTCGTCAATACGATTCAAATCGTATGCAATTCTCTCAGACCAAAATTTCACCATATCGTCCACCCCCTTTCTATTCACTATAAATAACCTCTGACATCTCAGCAATGGCATCATTCTGAGTAGTCTGCCCTGCTTCGACTGCCGCAAGTCTCACCTCTATATTGCTGAACTGACGGATGTTAAATGACGCTTCAAAAACACTCTTTTCCTCTGAATATAGATATGACACTGTTTCAAAAGTATAATTTTTGTACTCGCCTATGATTTCGCCAGTATCGTCTTTTATGTACCTAAATGCTGCCAGATTTTCGTCAGTCAGTTTCTTGCGGAAGTTTTCAATATCTTCAGCAGAAGAAAAATCTGCTGTGATTTTTGTTGCTGTGCTGCTTTCGGTAACGGTAAGTTCTGTGTTGTCTTTTAATTTGATTTTCATAATAGTCATTCCTTTCTTTATATAAAATCAATATAGAGTTAAATACTATTTGCAATGGTAAAAAAATGCAGCATAAGCATTAAATTCATTGCATGGCGGAGCATATATGCATATGTTTTGTCCGGATACATATCCATACGATAATACTATATTTCCGGTTGTACCATCCCAAGCACTAACGGGGAATCTATATTTATCAGTATCTATGGTATGAGCATTGTCGTTAAGTATAACTAGACTTGTTGGTTCATTTACACGAGCTATATTATAATTAAAACTCACAAACATCATTTTTGTAATTGAATTATAAAACGCTATAACGTTTTGTGTTCCACTAGCAACATTTGTAAATGTGAATGGCGTTAGGGCATTGTTTAATGCAGAGATACTCTTATCAACACTATCGGCGAAACTGCCCGCCACACTTTTATTCAACTGTCTGGCATCCGCAACATATCCCTCTTCGGTCGTAACAAGGTTGTTTGCAATGCCATTTGGTATTCTGCCTTGTGCCTGCCACTGAGTTAATGTGCCATTCGCAACATCTGCCTGATAACTTGCACTGTTAATTTCAGCAGTTACTACTTTGTTCTGTACTGGATTTGTGCTTGTTGTCGATAACTCGCTGTCAACTTCTATAACTTCTGCTATTTCTGTCTTTTTAGCATATGTCTCTTGAATGTTGTTACCATTTTCATCTGCTACCGCTTTTTCAACTGCTAAGTTAGCATTTAATACAGCTACACCGCCTGCAATTCCCTTTTCAGAGTTAGGTATGAAGTTACCGCCTACTATCTGTTGTGCTTCGTCTGCATACTTTTTAGCCTGTTGACTATAATATTTTGCATTGTCAATATCTTCATTATCTCTCGCCGATGTTTCTCCAACAGCATAAGATTTTGCAATGTTTGAATTATTTTCAACTTCAGATGCAAGTTGTTCTATCTCTTTCCGGCAACTTGCTGTATATTCAGCCGCAGATGTTGCCGTACTTGAACTCTTTAATGTTGCCGCTGCTGCTTCCTGTGCTTCTGTTGCTCTATCGCCTGCTATATTAGCACTCTCCTTTGCAGCAGTCGCTGAACTTTCTGCCTCTTGTGCTTTCTCTGTTGTTTTTTGTGCCAATGTGCTAACATCTGCAGTTGTCTCTTTTGCACTATCAGCATACTTCTTTGCCTCTGCCACATAATCAGTCAAAGCACTCACATCATCCATCTGCCCTGCAGCAGTATATGATGGATTTTGAGTAGCTTTAAGGATAAACGGAAATGTACTTATCACAGTGTTATTCTTTGTATTTGAAAATCTGATACAAAATTTTATATCTCCTGCTTCATCAGTTTCATTCTTTGTCATTTTGACACTAACTGTATTTCCACTTATGCTTGCATTTATCGTTACTGCTTTATGCTTAGCTGTTTCACCCTCGCAAACACACAAATCAAATTCAGCTTTATTAACGACAAATTTTTCAGTACCGTTCATTATCGTACAAACAAGGATCGGTGTATCTCCCTGCATACAAGATATTACAGGTATTGCATTTGCAGATTTTACATTCAATGTTACCGGTATGTTCATAACTGTCCCCTTTCTAAAATTTATCTGATGATTTAACTCTGTGTTGTCTCATTATTACTCAACAACAATGAATAAATATAATTATCAAATGTTGTAAAATCTTCCATAACCATTTGCATATTTGCTTCAAAAGCTTCTCTGTCCTGAATCGCATGCCCTATTGTTGGATTTCCCTCCTGCGGCACGGTTGCGTTCATAAAGGCTATTCTTGTCTCCTTATCACCGTCTTTTAATACACTTACTCCTGTTACTGTTGTCTGCTTGCTTAATATAACCATATTATCAATTCCTCCCATGTTAATTGTTCAATTTTGCTTTTATTGTCATAACTTCACACTGCAGTTTTAGAAGTTCAGACTGCAGTTGTCTGTTTCTTTCTATTTCCTGCTTCAAATCTCTTTTTAAACACTGACAATATTTCGTCAGAGGTGCGATAAATTCCTCGTACCGCAATGCAGCATAGTCTTTTTTATCTTCATCAATTTGAACTGTTGCATATGCGGCAAAATCATCTACCGTACCCAAAACTTTCTCAGCAGTCATTTTAACTTCATCTGCTATAAATCCGCTGTGAGTTCTTTTGCCATCTATCATTGTGTATGTTGATGGTTTTAATCCGTCTATCAGGTCATTGGCATATTGTTCATCTATTTCAGTTATATTTGTTTTTAATCGTCTGTCTGATGCCGTAAATGCTCCTGTGTTTGTTGTCACAACTCCATTTTCAGTGCCTACAGCAAACAAATACCCGCTGCTCATTTTTTTATCTTTAGCAAAAATTCCGGCAACTGAAAAATCACAATATCCCCTTGTCGTATCAGGAACAGCCTCGTCTAAAGCTCCGCTTTGGATTCCACATATAAGTTTACCCTGCATTATAGTTGCTTTATAAGGAAACCCATCCCAGCTATAATACCCAGTTCTGGAATGTGTTGAAATAAATGCCTCTCCGTCTGAATACATATATCCCCTGCCAAACTGCCATCCACCAATTGAGCCATTTCCCGAATCGTCAAGTTTGAAGTTTGTGCTATTAACAACCAAACGATTTGAATTAAGTGCAATCTGCTCTGATGATTGATTTATCTCGCTACACACATCACCGACAGAAACCTTACTGCTTATTTGATTTTGTGCCCATGTTGTAGTGGCATAACTGCTCATCCCGGCTATCGTCTGGTAGTTTCCAAGTATTGCCGAATCTGCTTTCAATGCAAGTTCTGACGCCTTTGCATAATTATTCATTCCATCTATTGTCTGATATGTCTCAGAAACCTTTGCATTTATCTCATCTGCTTTAAGATTTAATGCTGCACTTGTTACATAATCTCCCTGGATTACTCCGACAGTTTCCTTAATACCATCAATGTTCACATCTATTTGCGAAAATTTCTGCTGATTTTCCTCATTCTTTTCATAGAGTTCATACTTAAGGTTTGTGTTGCTCACTTCAAAGTTTGCCATCTGAACCCTGCCTTCTCTTTCTTCCTCATCAGCACTCAGACAAAATTCTGTCATTGCTCCGCCATATTCAAGTTTTATCGCATATATCTCTATTACTCCGTCGTCATCTGCCGGAGTAAATACCGGCTTTCCTTTTGTACTGTCATACACAAAATCGTATTTTACCCTTGTTGTTTCTGCATTATCAAATACATCTCCTGTTTCAAGAGCAGTCGGATAATATATCATTGCTCTGCCTTTTATGTAAGCTGACAATGTATAAGCCGTACCATCTAAAGGCATAAATGAATTATTTACATAAGAATATTTCTTCGACAAACTTATAATGTCACACTCATAATGCTTATGTTCCCTGTCCCATTGCACATTTCCACTATGAGCGTATTCTCCGACATATATCCATCCCTCCTGCATTTTCTGTGCATCGTAATACTGGTTAAATCCTATGTCGTCAAGAAGCTGCGACACAATCTTATTAAATGCGATATTAAGACTCTGTCCCGTAGGATCATAATTTATCGCGCTTGATTTGATAGTCTCAGTTCCATTGTTTATCTCTCTTACCAAAGATGGAATATTTACCTTTTTGGCATTGATGTTTGCATCATCCGCCACCATCCTGTCATTGATAAGACCATCTCTTACGGCATTTTCAGTAATTCCACCCTCGCCCCAGAGCACATTTCCGTTTTCATCATAAATTATAATAGTATAATTGTTATTTGCATCCTTACCTACCTGGACTCTCACTTTCTTTCCGTCAGAAATCTGCATGGTAGAGTCTTTCAGCACCATAGTCCCGTCTTTTGACTGTATCTGAACATTATCCGTATAGATTGTACCGGATGCTATCTTATCCGCAGTCAATGACTTGATAAGAGCATTTGTAATAACTCCGTCACTCATTCTTCCGACAACTGCATCTGAAAAATCCGTTGTGATAATCGTACTTCTGATATTGTTAATAAGTGCCGACTCAGAAGTAAGATTTTTTATATTTCCAACTGCCGCCGAAATATTATCAGTCGTAATAGTCTGTGCAATAATATTCTTTATGATTGCATCATTAGCCGTAAGACTGTCAATCTCTGCTACCTTTGCCTTAAGATTGTCAGTAGTTATGTTGACTGCTACCAGGTCATTTATCCATGCCTGCTGTGCGGCAAGCTGCTTTGTCACAATAATGTTGTTGGTATTACTCTGATCAGCCAAAAGGCTCAATTTTTCCCCTGTCACTGCACCGGCTATAGAACCTGATGCCGTAGCCGCCGTACTGCCTACACTAAAACTGTCATTTGCGGGACTTTCAAGGCTTATCGTCTGTTTATTTACTCTAAGCATCACACCGTCGATTCCAAGCATTTTGGCATTAACTTTGTACCAATTCCCTACCTGTATTCGCTCTTTATTACCATTAAGATAATGTGGGTCTATGGCCGAAATCGTATAACTGCTATACGGCACAGAATATATATCAATATACTTTTGTGCCTCATTTAAAAGTTCAGTCGGGTCATTAATATCTTCATACAAAACTGTACGCTGTATAACACCATACACATCTTCATTTTTGGAAAGATATTTATTTCCTCCATTTACACCGGCTATAGAAACCCTTTCAAGATTATCCTCATCGGTATAAATCTTTTGACCTAACGGAAGTATTCTCGTACAAAGTGTACTCATGTCCTGTTCACATGAATAGGACAAAAGATTATATCCAATCTCTATTACACTGTCCCCACATATTTTTCCAATCTTTTTTGATACTGTCAGCTTATCGAATAATGCTTTTCCTTCGACTAAGTCCATTTTATAAGATACCGATATTTCCCAGCCATACTTTGAAACCAATGCTGACAACTCATCAAATGTCGTTCCTCCGGATGTTGACAGCTCCGCTTTTTGCGTATCTGTGACAGTGGCATCAAATTCAATTATAAATTGATGTTCAGGTACATTACTGTTGTGCCTGTCTATAAGTTCCTTTGCAAGCTCGACAGGTGACATATCAAACGCTTCTATCTCTGTACTGCTGTCCTGAAGATATGCAAGATACCCTTCACAGGTTACCTGTTTATATATGGCTCCCGTGTTGTCCATCAAAGGAACTGCTTTAAGAACCCTGCCTAAAAACTCTACCTCCGGAGTATCAACACACCATATTTTAGTAAGACAAGGTGAAAGCATATCATATCCCGGATTATCCGGATAAATGTCAAAAGACAAAGAATCCGCACAATTTAATTCCCTGGATATACTTCCCGACAATTTTCTTTCCATATGATCCGGCTGCATATCAAAAATAATTTCCTGCTTAGGCTTTCCATTTTCAATGTTTTCAATCCTAATAGTTCTCATATCGTATTTCTCACACCCTCTTTCGATGAATACATATACGGATCCGCTTTAAATGTAACTGTTATAATACAGGTCTTTCTGGTTGAGGCAGATGCATCAAAAGAACTTATTTTCGCCAAAAAATAATAATCAGGCATTGCACTGTCAATAAATTTTTTTCTTGCCGCAGGTGGATACAGCCAATCCGCTATATAATGTTTAGTCCTCTCCACTTCTGCCCTGTCTGAACACTTTTTCCACATTTTCACGGTAATCGTTCTGTCCTCATAAACTTTCATTCCGTTAAGATCATACGCATCTATTACTGAATCACGATACGGTACCGGTATCTCACTTGTTTTAACCGCAGGATAGCCAATATCTATACTTTCGACTGTCATTCCTTTACTTGATGCCCTTATATCATTAAATGAAAAATCACGCATTTGCTATCCCCCTTCTTGTAAGACTTACCTTTGCACCCTGTAACATATCTACAGTATTTAACGCAGCCTTTCCAACTACATTTCCATCCATCTGAATCGTAAGATTTAACTGACTTGATTTCTGTAATCCCGATGCGGCTTTACCATTTACCTGAGGTACTGTTGTTGGAAGATTTCCGGTAATAATATCTGCAAGTCCCTGTGTTTCTCTTTGCAATCCCTGTGCAAATCCAAGACCTGTGTATGCTCCAAGTTCAGCCATCACTCTTGACGGTGAATGTATTCCAAGATTTTTCTTAACCTGCTTCACCGTCTGCCCTGTCAGTTTCGCTATAGCCTTATACACATCATTACTTCCCTTTTCGATACCATTTGCAAAACCTTTTGCCACATTCGCACCGATTGATTTCATTTCTTTTTGATATGTTTTTTTGAGTTTGGCTATCTTTGTCTTATATGTTTTTTCAAGTTCTTTCATTTTCTTATCTGTAGACTTTTTTAAATCTTTATTCTGCGTTACAGCTTCCATCTTTGCTACAGCATTTTTTTGACTGTATAACTGCTTGTACTCCGCCCACTGTTCATTATTCATCTTTGTAAGCGTTTCGACATCACCGGCAGAATTCACTCCAAGACCCTCGATTTCTTTCATCATCTCGTCAGATGCTCCTCTGTCACGAAGAACCTGCAGGTTTGTACGCCATTTTTGAAGTGCATCAACCTGACGCTGTAAATTCACTACAAGACCATTCTCGTCATCCGTTTTTGTCAGACTTACATCACTGAAAATGCTGAAACTTGATGCAATCGACTCTTTAGTTGACTTCACGGATTCATTATATGTTTTTTTAAGTTCTTCCAACTCTGATCTAAGAGTTGACATATACTCCTTATAACTTTTCTTATAATTACTCAAATATTCCTTTTTACTGTTAATAAGATTATTTCTTGCCTCATAATACTGTTTTAAAGCATCTGTATGTGCAGATGTTCCTTTTTTCGTTGCTTTAACAACCTTATCCCAGTATGTTTTAACAGTCTTTTCGTTGTAACCATGTCCATTTGTCTTTAAGTCTCTCATTTCTATCTTGTTCTGAAGCTTTGTAACAAGAGCCTGTTGTTTCTCTGCCGTTGCTTTCTTCTGTGCTTCCAGTTTTTTCTTACGCTCTTTCTGCTCTTTTTCCAGCTTTTTTTGATATGCTGCTCTCTGCTTTTCAAGGCTTTTCCTTTGCTTTTCTCCATCGTTTGTAACTTTGTTTCTTGCAGCATAATATTTTTGCAATGCCTTTGTATGTGCAGTTGTTCCGGCATATGTAGCATTAACGACAGCTTTCCACCATTTTGCAATCGTGGCATTACTATATCCTTTGCCGTTAGTTTTCAGATCCTTATTTTTAATCTTGTCAGACAATTCTTTAACAAGAATATTTCCAAGCTGTTCAGCAGACTTTCCAACATTTTTTGAACTTGATTCGATACCCTGTATCAAACCGTCAACCGTATATTCGCCTGACTTTTTAAAAACTCTTGATGGTGAATGAATATCAAGTTTCTTTTTAAAAGCCTTGTCTGCTGCATCACCTAAGTCCTCATAAGCCTTAACAACCTCAGGTTTCTTCTTTTCAACTCCGGCAAGCAGACCATCAACACTGTTTACCCCTGCCGCTTTCATGAGTTTTGATATTTTAGCATCAGATTTCTGAATTACATCCAATGAACTCTGGCCGCCTTTCTCAAAACTCTTTTTCATCCCTGCAGAAATATTTATTCCGACCTTGTCAAGTTTTTTCTGCATATTGTCAGCACGCTTCTGAATCTGTTTGCTTATGGCTTCATATGCAACTGTCGGGTCAGCAGAACTGCCATTTATCCCTTTGGTTATTTCCTCTGGTATATATGCACCCTGTTTTCTTGCATTAGTAGCAAGAATCATCAATTTTTTATTTATTGCCGTATTTAATGTATCAAGTGCAGTCTGAGGCGATTTACTTCCATCTTTTAATCCTGCCGCAAGTCCTTTAGGTATCTTTGTACCTGTCTTTTTAGCAATGTTTACAGAATTACTAAAAGCTCTCTTTGTGGCATCATCAACCTTGCTGCCCGACTTTCCCATCTGAACAACAGCAGTATCAAAAGCTTTTCCAAGATTTTTATACTGTCTTGCAGCTTTCTTTGCGGCATTGGCTGAGTTATTTGTTTTTTTCTTTTGGTCGTCTGTTGCTCTGCTATACTTTTCAATATATTTCTGTGCCTTATCTACATTAGAATTACAATCTTTAATTATTTTTTCCTGCTCTTTAATAGTTTTATTTAATTCAGAGGAAGTCTTTTTGTGTCTTTCCTTTTCTTCTGCGTATTTACTTAATGCCTGCTGTGCTTTCTGATATGTTTCACTATAATTTTCATTATAATTCATATTTCCAGCATTAGCTTTATACTCTTTTTCTAATGCCTTTTGTGCTGACTCTGCTTTTTTCTCTGCATCTGCTAATCTTTTTTTTGAATCTGCTCGTTTCTGCGTAGCCTCCGCAAGTGCCATTTCAGCCTCATACTGCTGTTTATATTGTTCCTTTATATCAGCCTCAGCAGCTTGTGTCATATAAAGTTTTTTATAATTGGAAATTTTATCTGTTATCTGCTTATTAGATAACTTAAGTTTTCCGTTTTCTTCATCATAAGCATTTGCAAGTTCTGGTATTTGCTGAGATAATGAATTTACTATTGCTTTCATCTCAGATTTTTGAGCAGTGTTCTTATGTTCAATGTTATTAAGTTCTTTCAGTCTTTCCGCCTGCTTATCTACTGCCGCTACTTCTGACTCAGCAGACGAAAAACTGTCTTTTGCTGCCTGCACACTTTCCTTTATAGCCTTTGTCTTCTCATTCAGCTTATCAATTTCTTTCTGATCTGCCTGAGCCGCTTTTTCAGTTTCACTTGTAGACCTTTTAGTCTGCATGGCAAATGTAACTATCCCAGCAGTAAGTGTAGCAAGTGCTGTTGCCGCCAGTAAAATAGGATTAGCCATAAGTGCTGCACCAAAAGCTGTAATTAATGGAGTTACAGTCTTTACCACTGTTACACCCACAAATGCTGTTGTTAATGCCCCTAACGATGCCGTAAGCGAAACCACCGCCTTTACTACATCAGGATTTTTCTTAATAAACTCCATAGCCCAGGAGATTGCTTTCTGTCCATGCTGGTACATTCCGTCAAGAGACTCATTAAGCTGTGTTCCGATAGCAATCTTTAAGTTCTCAATGCCGTTTAACATCTTCTGTTTAGCTGTTTCTGATGTATCAGTCATCTTTTTATAAGCATCATTAGCCGCACCGGTACTATTCGTCACCTTTTTCAGAGTATTGTTATAATCCTCTGTTCCTGTCTTTAAAAGAACTGTTGCTGCTGTCGCAGCTTCCTGACGGCTGAAAAGATTTGAAAATGCTGTTGCATCACCGCCTACGCTGTCACTTAAAATCTGAATAACATCACCAAGCGATTTTCCCTCTGCCATCAACTCTGTAAATGATTTTCCTGTCTCTGTCTGCAAAGTCGCTGCCGTTTTTGAACCCTGTTTTGATAGTTCTTTCATAAGAGACTTAATATAAGTCGTAGACTCGCTTGTTTCAATACCTCTTTTAGTAAGCTGTATATATGCTGTTCCCAAATCCTGTAATGAAACACCATAATTAGCCGCATTGGTAGCAACCTTACCAATACTTGACGCAAGTTCATTAACCGATGTTTTACCTAAGTTCTGTACTGTCAGAAATACATCTGATACCTCAGACGCATCTTTAACCTTATTTCCATACGAATTAAGAACCGTTGTAAGACCATCAATTGCCGTTGTGCTGTCTGTAAATCCACCTTTTGCAAGTTTAGTGGCTTCACCTACTGTTTCCACCGCCTTTGATGTATCAACACTCGCTGATATAGCCTGATATGTTGACTCAGCTATATCCGTTACCGCCGTTCCTGTCTTTGTAGACAGGTCAAGCATCTCCTTGTTAAGTGTACCCATTGATTTTTTCGATGTATCAGCAATGGTACTAACCTTTGCTGATGCACTTTCAAACTTCTCAGCACTCTCAGAACACTCATACAAAGTTTTTGCTATATCCTCGACCTTTTCTTTTACTCCTGATGCAACTATCTGGTCTGCAAGATTATTAAAAGCCTGTCTGTTACTTTCTCCAAGCTGTTCAACATTAACTCTTACTTCCCTGACTGATTTTCCATACTGGTCTATTGATGTTGCACAACCATTTGCCGAGTTTTTAGCCTCTTTCATATACTTATCATTTGTATTCAAGGCTCTGCTTGCTCTTATAGTCTGTGCTTCCGCAGTATTTAATTTATTTTTCCAATTTTCCACTCTGCTGCCGGCGGCTTCATAATTTCTCTCGCCTTTTTTTATTGCCTCTGCAAGTTCATCAATGGTTTTCTGCTGTTTATCAAGTTCCGCATCCGTGGCTGTTCCGGATTTCTTCATTTTATCCATTTCAGCCTGTGCGTTTTTATATTCTGCCCTTAACTTTTCAAGACCGTCTGCAACTTTTTTCTGTGACTCAGCACTATGCACATAACCGGCTTTTGTTGCATCGAGTTTACTTCTCTGTCCCTGAAGCACCTGAGAAAGAACTTTATGCTTTGCCTGAAGTGCTTCAAGGCTGTTCGCATTCTCGGCATACTTCTCTTTAACAAGACTAAGCTCTGATTTCATTGACGAAAGCTGTTTATTACAAGCTGTAACCGCTGCTTTAAACTCTTTCTCACCCTCAAGCACTATTGATGCACCAATTTTATTTTTATTCGCCATCTTATCACTCCGCTTCTAAAAGTTAATGATTTCTTCTCTTTCCTCTACACTGGTTATCATCCTCTCATAGGTATTTGCTGAACCTCCTGCAAACATATTGCAGATTGAAGATGCAAGCATACTCATTTCAAGGTCAAATACACTCTTATATTCATAGTACAGATCAGAAAATTCCCCGATTGACAGAAAATTACATTCTGTCTCAGAGCATCCCAGTTTTGTCTTTGCAATCAACTTATACCAGACGAAATTTATTTTCCCTCCGTCTGGCTCTCCGAGTTTTTTTCATCGTTCTCATTTTCCGGAAACATTGAGCCTGCATATGCAGTAAAAATTTCTGTTGCAAGTTTTGCCGGATTAGAAACTGCATACACAATCTTTTTATCAGGAGCTTTCTTACCTGTAGCCTCTGCACCTTCCTCAAGGAAAAGTATTGTAGTATCAAGCAATGCCTGATAATCAATTTCATCCAGATAATTTTCACTTTTCTCAGTATCTTCACTTCGTGAAAATATCTTATTTTCAAACTCTTTTAGACTTCCATACCGTTTCTGAAGCTGTGCAAGTGCTCTTATTCCGCAACAAGCCGGATAAGTCTTCCCATCAATGCTCAGATTAAATATCCTCATAACCTCACCATCCTTTCACATCAAAATATATAAAATATGCCGCACCGCCTAGCAATGCAGCATACAACTTTCTTTCAAAAAAATAAAACTACTCCGCTGTCGGTGTAAATAATGCTTTAAGAGCAGCTACGGCATCTGCCTCCGACTCAACAACAGCCGTTCTTCTGTAAAGTCCTGTCTGCTCATCAGGATAAATAGTACCTACGACAGATGGTGTTGTATATTCCAACTTTTCCTCTTTCGTCTTTGCATCAACAGAATACGGTGCAAATTTAACTTTCGGATAGAAAACAACCTTATACTTTCCACCGTTTTTCTTGCTAATATAGCCAAATCCTACCGCTATCGGCTCATCATTGCTTGTAGCATCATATACATCAACTGTTTTCGACTCTCCGCCGCTTAATGCAATGCTGTTTTTCTTCTGTCCAAGAAGCGGTCCAAATATAACAGGATCATCATCATCAATACCAAGCGTTATATCACCGCCTGTTACTGAGCTGTCACTGTCCTGTAATACATCATCTGCATAAAGTTTCGCATCGTTCGAGTTTAAGTTTTCCTTGAACTCAATCGCTCCCGCAAGTTTGGATGGTGCCTTGTACTTACCATCCTTTAACTCACCATGTAAAAATGATTTTAAGCCTACCTGTGCCATTTAAACCTCGCTTTCCGCTATGTTTGTCTCATAGCATATGTGTCTTTTTTTAACATCTCTCTCAACAGTATTTAAGGCAACTTTTGGATAAGAAAAACCGCTTAAAAATAAAGCGGTTTTAATAGCCTTTTGCATATTAAGATAATTTTTATTTAAAGGTACAAAAAGATGTACCTGAAAATACATTTCATTCACAGCCGGGTTATCATCTGCAAATCCGCCCGGCTTTTCTGCTGCCACATTATAAACAATGTATGTGTCTGCCTTTCCGTCATAAACATCCATAGCAGCCTCTGTGCATACGGATTTCAAGGCAGTTTTCAAATCACCAAGAACACTCATCTTATCCCCCTGTTAAAAACTTCCTGCATTTTCTCTAAAACCTTGTCCTCACTGCTATTCACAGCAGACTGCATAAAAGGTCTTGCCGGCTGATGACTGTTGCCGTATTCAAGTGCAAGTGCTTTCTGATAATTTCTAAACGGTTCAACTTTTCCGTTTTCACGGGTGTAAGTAGATTTTGTTGAAGCCCCCTCCGCTGTCAGATAGCCGATGTATGCACCATTTACAGTTTTCTTTGCTTTCTTACATTTGATAGAACTTATAAGTTCACCTGTATCCCGGTGTGGCTGCAACTCACTTTTGACCGCACTCTCATAAATCGGCAATGCCTCATCTATCATCTTTGGAGCTGTCTCATCAAATATATTTAAAACATCGTCAAACATATTATCCGGAAAATCAAAATCAAATACCGCCATCATTCCACCTCACTGCATGACAATTCAATGTAAAACTCATCTGTACGGTATGTCCTTTCTACCTTGTACAATTTTTCATCGTATTTCACATTATTTTGTCCTGAATAATCATCAAAAGCTACTTTAAAGACCTGCACGACCTTTTTATTATTTCTCAAAGCATTATAAAACTCGCTCTGTCTTACCGACTTGACAGCACAAAAAACTTCCAGTTCCTCTCCGGGTACTTCCACCTCAAAGCCATCCTCATCTTCTTTCTTTTCCCCTTCACTTATAAGAAAAAGAATATCATTTAGTGCTTCCATTTGTGTATTCACCCCCAAGCGAAAGAAAATCACGAAGTCCTTCAAATGCTTTCTCAAATCGTTCAGCCTGATTATCAAAGTTAAACTGCCACTTACAATACAATTCGCAAGCCTTAAATATAAGCATATCCTGTGTATCAGCACACGCTTTTTCTTCTGATATGCCTACTCCTCTGAGCAGAAGCAGACATATCTCAATATTGCTTTCAATCTCATCATCAAGGGAACTGTGCTTTATTCTCAGGCTCTTTTTGATTTTCTCTCCAAAATCCGTCAAATATTACACCCCCTTGACTGCTTTTTCCTGGGCTTCAAGAAAACTCTCTATAATAAGACTTTTCACATTACCGCTAACACTATAGCCCTGTTCATCAGCAAGAGCCTTGATGTCCGATATAGTCATCTCCTCAAGCTCCTGCTCTGTATATGTTGAAATTGTGTTAGGGACTATAAGTTTTTTTGAATGACCTCAACAAGCGAATTGTTGTCAACGACCTTTCCATCTGCCATCATAATAGCCTTTGTCACCTGGTCGTCTGTTTCATGATCTTCATAACGCTTAACCGTTACATTAAGATTAGTATTAAGTATATAGTCCTCCATCCGGAACATAAAAGCTACTACCGTATCTGCTGAAACAGTTGAAGAAAAATCTGACATATACTCAGATGACACAAAGTTTACAGGTCTGCCAAGTATTCTGTACTCAGGCTTTCCGGAAACTCCGGCATTAACACGGGCAATAGGCTGGCCGCTTGTATCTGTCATAGCTGCAATCTGATTAAAATATGTACTCTTAGTCATATACCATTCAGCAGACTCATAAGCAGCCGGAAGTTTTCCCTCTGCATCACATAAGTTTTTAAATGTAATATCCTTACCCTTTGCAATTTCAACTTTCTGACCCTCTACTACTTCAACGGCATCTGACAAAATACCCTCAGGCTGATTTGCAGATGCACCCTCTCCTGCAATAATAGCCTTTTCTAATGCCTTAACCATTGCCTCTGCGATATTGCTTGTAAGAGTTCTCTCAAACACATCAAGCGTTACGGTATCAACAGCGATTGAAACCGCAACAACACACTTTAACTTGAAATAACTGAAAGTGATAGAGCCAAGTGTTTTCTTCTGCTTATCTGTCTTTCCTCTTTCAGTAGTCCATGTTGCAACAGGTTTCGCAGCCGAAGTAGGGACTGTCGCACCACCTTTGTAAAAGGTTCTTGTAACCTTGTTAAGTATGTCACCTGTCTTTTCCATTTTCTCAACAATTTTATTAAGAATTGTATTCGGAATAACCGCACCCGTATCTGATGTTGTTGTAACTTCATCACTATTCGTAAAATTTGCCGCCATCTTCTCACCATGCAGCACATAGTTCATAAAGGCAGAACGATATTCGATACTGTTTGTAGGATCTTCTTTTACAATATCACCCACAGAAGCCACAATTCCATCTTTAGCACCTGCATGAGACGCATTACTGAGTACATTTGGCACTTTAACAGCACCTTTCATAGATTCAACATTAGCTTTCGCCTCTGTGTACTGAGTATATTCATTGTCAAGAGTTTCAACATCCTCCAGCTTTGCCTTATACTCGTCCATCTTGCCATCATCAAGAAGCTGTGTGGCTTCATCAAGCATCTGATTACGATAATCAACATAATCCTGTCTGCTTTTAAAATTTTTGATTACATTCATAAATTTCATGTTCAAATTTCCCCTTTCATTCTTAAAATTTTGATTTTTTCCTTGGCAACAAAAAAAGCCTCACTCGATTTATCAGCAAGACTTCCTGTTTCTGACCCTTTGATAAGATTCCTTATCTTCGCCTTTGTTTCATCCGGTATGATTCCACCAAATGCGTTATTTATGCTAAACGGCATATTGCCGTTTCTGCCTGTTTCTATCAGTTCATCAACAAAACCATATTTCATAGCCGTTTTTACATCAAACCATGACTCTCTATCCATCAGGTCAAGCAGTTCTTTTTCACTCCTGCCTGTTTTCTGCTGATAAATAGCTGATATTGCTCTATTTGCCGTCTGTAATATCTGCGACTGTTTATCCATATCGTGATAATCGCCTCTTGCACCGCTTGAAACATTATGAATCATATACATGGCGGTTGGAAACGCTCTCACATGACCTGTTGCACACGCCACGATACTTGCCGCACTACAGCAGGACCCGCTTATATCTGCCTGAATATTACCCTTATATTGACTGATACTATAAGACATATCCGAGCCTGCAAACACATCACCGCCACCGCTGTTAATAACGATAGTTACATCATCACCATTTGCATCCTCAAGCTGTTTATCAATATCTTTCGGACAAAAAGCATCATAACCAAACCAGTCGTATATCCACTTATCATCATTGTTTACAATAGTTCCTTTTGCATCAATCTTCACCATCACTTCCACCTCCCTCTTTCAGCTTTCCGGTATCTTTTCTGAGCAGTGCAACATCTCCACCCGGAACAGGTGCAAGATTAAGGTACTGTCTGACCTCATTTATAGTCATTATTCCTCTGTCAACAAATGAAGTAAGCTGCAGCTTTGTGCTCATACTTGCAAAAGTAAGATTGCTGCTTTCAAATATGATTTTATTACCACAATTTCTCTGCTTTCTTGAAAACAGTTTTCTTGTATATTCATTTGCCATCTGGCATATGATAGGCTCTATCGCAGCCTCATAGTATGAAATCCACTCGTCCTCGTCATAATTTGAATGAACAATCTTATCATTTGTATTAAAAAAGCCATACACTCTCTGTATGGTTCTGTCCGTCTGTGCCGCATTGGGTACATAATCATTAGGATTTACCTGCTGTGCCTCCGCTTTAGAATCAACTGCTGCCACTCCAAATGCCTTTGAAGACATATTCATATAATTCTCAGCAAATTGCCTTGCATTACTTTCCAAGTCTTCCGGTCGCATTGATTGTGTAAACTTGAGCAGCCATCTTATCACAGCACCATTTTTAATGGCCTTGATAATTCCCTGGTCCGATGTAGTCACAACATTCATAAGCTCAACCAGTGCTTTTCCTGGCGGTTCACCAAAAATATCGTTATCGCAATAATCTTCACGCAAATGAATAATATCCGTGTACGGTATTTCCATCCACTTGCCATTTTGAAAATAAAATTTAAGATAAAGCACCTGATTATAATATTTTGCATCAACAGATGCAGCCGGTATCGGATATAAGCCACAGGGCAGACCAAAATCATCCCTTATTATCAAAATAAAAGCATTATGATTAAGAGCAAGCTGATTTGCAACTTTCTCCTGCATCATCTGCCCGGACATATACTCATTAGGTTCTTCCAAAAGATTTTTTATGTATGGCATGGGATTTACAGCAATATCCTTTGACCCATCTTTTTTAAATGTTTCCCGGATATGTTTAGCCACCGCCTTACCTATAGCCTTTGTCTTGGGTCTTATACATGAACGCACTATATCAGACTGATACAGCTTACCATTCCACACATAAAATCCATTACCGACATCAGTAATCATCTGGAAAGAACTTTTCTTACTTACATTTTTAAATCTACTAAAAAGTCCCACAATTTCTCCCTTCCAAAAATTTATATAAGAGACAAATATTCTTCAAGGTGATTTTCAAGCATAACATATGCATCCAGCAGACCGGCAAGACCGTCAATTCTCCTTGTAGGACTTGTACCCTTACAAGGCTGAATATTATTATTTTTATCAATATCAACAGATGTATTGCATATGCACCATTTAAGCACCGGATTGTTGTTGTAAATAATTCTCTTTGCCTTAAGGTCAGCACCCAATGATTTCATTGGAGAAGATAAAGTTTTCTTTCCCTGTGCCACCGGCTCCATAACGCTGCGGCCAAATGTGTCATTCATTTCCTCAACAAAATATGTTGCACTCCATGCGTCATAGCCATCCTTGAAAAGATAAATATCTTTTTCAAGCTGCATTTCTTTGAACCACTCGACCACATACTTGTAATGTATTTTATTTCCGGGACAGGTTCTCATCCACCCCTGTTCAATCCATAAATCATAAGGAATTTTATCTTCTTTTACTCTTTGCTCCACCAAATCTTCCGGAATCCAGTACATCTGCTCAACATAGATATTATCATCACCGGGCACCATGAAAAGCATTGTTGCATTTGTCAGGTCATTGGTTGATGACAAGTCATTGCCGCCTATTCCATATCGTGGTTTAAGTTCTGCTATATCAAATGTTGCATGATTATCAATATCCTCAAAATTAAGCCAGCTCTCTGATGATGTCTCTCTGATATTAAACTCTTTGCAAACAAGGTTCTTTACAAGAAGCGGATTTTCCTGAGCTTTTCTTACTTTGTCTCTCAGTGTATCTTTATTCTTGATGGTTCCCAAGCCGGGGTTTGCTTTAATCCAGCAATCTTCCCGAACCCATTCCTTACGGCTGTCAAGCTCATAAATAAACGGGAACAGATGTGGATCTTTATAGCCGTTATCATCAAAAAGACCATTGATAACTCTCTCAGCTTCATCATATTTTTGGTCGTAAATATCTTCCCTGATAGTTCCTGCCGTAGATGTGATATATATAAGCGGCTGGTCTCTAGCCGTCACACCATCTGCCATAATGTCATACAATGCTTTGCCATTCTTCCACTGATGAATTTCATCCATCATACAGCCATGAACATTCAGACCGTCAAGACTGTCTTTATCGGATGCAAGTGGTCTATACACACCATTATTAAACTCCTCACTGGACAGCTTTGACACAAGCGGCTTTATCCTTTTGCGAAGTGCCGCCGATTTAAGCACCATTCTCTTTGCTTCTTCCCAAATGATATTTGCCTGTTCTCTCTTAGTCGCAACGGCATATATCTCCGCTCCCGGCTCTCCATCCGCAATAAGAAGATACAAACCAACGATAGACGCAAGCAGCGACTTACCATTTTTCTTACCAACGATAAAAATTGACTCTCTGCACTGTCTGTTTCCATTATCATCAATAAAGCCAAACACGGCGGCAAGATGTGCCTGCTCCCACAGTTCTAAACGAACATCATTTGTTGTTCCTTTCTTATGTTTTGACAATTTACAATAATTTTCCGCAAACTCCAAAACATGATTTGCTCTCTTTGCCGAATAATGATATTCATCCGGATTTTTAATATGCCACGCAAGATACTTGTACCATCTGTATATCTTATTTGATACTTTAATCTCACCTTTTTCAATCCTGTCAAAATACTCAAGGATAGGATTGTAATCTAAACAATATCTTCTCATACATCCTCACGCCCTCCAACAAACTCGTCAAAGCCATCGTCTTTCTCAACAACCTCAACGGCTTTCGTTTTCGGAAGACAATCCTGCAATATCTTCATTGCCTGGGTCTGTTTCTGAGAAAACTGTAAATAAAGCTGTGCATCAGGACTCTGCTTAGTTCCATATTGATTTTCGCCGTTCTTATACTCCGCTGTAGTTCCGTCACGAATGATGTTTTCCCTGAGGTCCTGCATCGTGATACTCATAAAAGCAACATCATCAATGGTTGCTAAAACAAGTTTCTTTTTATTCTCGTCAATCTCCTTAAACAACCTCTTTAATCTTGCAACTTCTTTTTTCACACGCTTTTGTTTCTCTAAATACTGCGAAATACTATCCGCTTTTTCATCCCTGTGCATTGCTTCCTCTTCAATTTCTTCCGGTGTTACCACTCTGTTCTCACCTCCTGATACCACACCCCCCTTATGAAATGACCTGCATTTCAAATCAATCTAGGCTACCGGTGTTTTTAGAATGTCCCAAACACCCATAAACAGGGGGGTTAGAGCTTTGCTATAGGCTGTCCGTTCTCGTCAAACATGACAAGCAAGCCCCGTCTCTTGTTATTAACTCCATGCCCCTCGAACCTATCATGACAATCCTTACAGACATACTCTAAATTGCTGTGATTCAGGGTTATATAAGGATTTGATATGTTCTCAGGTGTAATGTGTGTACGATGATGTACGATATATCCAAGCTGTTTACCACACTCCTGGCACATACCACCATCGACCGCAATCCTCTCACTTATAAAAGACCGCTTACAGTCTTTCCAAGCCTTACTGTGATAAAATTTGTACGCATATTCCTTTGCCATCTTTCAACCTCACTCATTTGACATATCTTTATATTTTGTCAAATCATTCTTATCTGTCTTCTTTCATTAAAGTGCAGCAAAATTATTTATCCCCATTTGACACACCTTTAATATGTCAAATAGCACATATAATAAAAAAAGAAGCTACCTTTTTCGCTTCTTAAATGATAAATTCTTTATTGCTTTGTCCTTATTATCCTGATTTATTCCAATATATCTGAGTGTAATTGATATATCTGAATGGTTAAGTATCTCTTTTATCGTCACTGCATCATGCGTCTGCTGATACATATGATACCCAAAAGTCTTTCTAAGAGTATGCGTTCCTATCTTATCAATATCGAATTGTCTGCCTGCTTCAGATAGAATGTTGTAAGCCTGCTGCCTTGTGATTGGTCTGTTGCCTCTTGGAGACTTAAACAGATACTCATAATCATCCTTGCCATATACATAATCTTTTATGACAGGTTTAAGCTCTGCATTGATTGGAAACCTTTTCTCTTTCCCAGTCTTTTTCTCCCTGATATAAACAGCATCTTTATCCCTGACATCACGCACACGAAACTTAAGTATATCGGATATTCTAAGTCCCGTGTATATGCCAAACATAAACATCACATAATTTCTATCGCTCTTACCCTTTAGATATTCAGCAATATCCATAACAACATCTAAATCTCTGATAGGCTCAACAGTATTCAACCAACCACCTCCCAACAGTACAATTACCGTTATAAGTGTACGAAAAAAGGAGAAGATATGCATCCTCTCCTTAATCAAAACTACTGTTCCTACTCTTGCGATATTAGCATTATATCACAGAATTACTTCGTGTGATTCTCATTTTTTTGAAATTTATTATATTTTTATATACATTTTATTCTTATTTTTATACTTTTTCTCCTATTTATAAGGTACACATATATGTATTTTATTAAAGTAAATTTTAAAACTTACATAATTCCTTTGAACCAAAAATTTGACATTAGTTTTTTTTAAGGAGGAATTTATATGAAAAAAAATACAATAAAAAAGATTATTTTAACAACCCTATTGCTAATAATCAAAACTATATCAATAATGCCTGTTAATTCTTGCAACAACAGTTTAAAAAACTGCTGTAATGTACTAACATTTTTTATTGATAATTCAAATTATATATATAATTGTTGTAAAACGATTGTATATACTTTTTTTAAGCATCGTTAAAACGGTAAGGCTGTTGCACTCAGCATAATCTATACAATTTATAATAGTTTTCTTTTTTACATATTGCCAGAATAATGCTTCGTGCAACAGTTATTTTCTCTATAAATTATCTTACTTTTCATTTCTGCTCATCTATAAACTCACGCATCATCTTGGAAATCTGTGCCGCCTGACTCACTCCAGCTTTCTCACAGGCTTCCTTAAATTCATCAGTCAGTTCTTTTTTCAGCTTGAACGACTTTGATATTATACCAACCTTTTTCTGCCATTTATCTGTAGCTTTCGTCTGTGCCTTTGGCATCATATCACCTCTTTACTTTTTTTTATTTTCCTGCTATTATTTTTATACCAAGGACAGAAGCAGGAAGTTGTAGGTCTGCCCTCGGTTTGTTATTTGTGTAAGCTCTACTTTTTAAGTAGGGCTTTTACTTTTTCCTTTGCCTCTTGCAAGTCTTTGCTTTCTTCCAAGATTGCTAAGATTTTTCTTGTTTGATTTTCCTCTGCTGTATCTTTTAACAATTCCGCTAAGTTCATTTCTTCGTTCTCCATTTCTCTCTCCTTTCCTGCCATTCCCTTGCTACAATTATATAATACCATACGGTGTCCCCTATGTCAATACTTTTTTAAAATTTATTTTATTTTTTTAAAAAAGACGGTCTTTCGACCGCCTTTTATAATATTTTTATGATACTATCTCAGCATCAACTAAAGATAAAATGCTTACCCCATCTTGAAAAAATTTACCTTTGGATATGTCTATATCCGTCATTTTAGATGGCTGTATTACTTTCTTTCCTGCTTCTTGTGCTTCGCTGTTGCTCAGTACAATAGCATCTCTTGCCATTGTAATTGCATCTGCCATACTTCCCTTTGTTTTACCTTCCTCATTTGACTCTGTCAGAATACCCAAATCCGGTACTTCAATCAAAATATTTGTACCGACATCTGTAAAAATAACCGGATATGCAACTTTCATAAAATCTACCTCAAATATTTATTTCTGTTCGTCTATAAACTCACGCATCATTTTGGAAATCTGTGCCGCCTGACTCACTCCTGCTTTTTCACAGGCTTCCTTAAATTCATCGGCTAACTCTCTTTTTAACTTAAATCCTTTTGTCATATATCCGGCTTTCTTCTGCCATTTTTCAGTTGCCTTTGTCTGTGCTGTTGGCATCATATCACCTCTTTACTTTTTTTTATTTTCCTGCTATTATTTTTATACCAAGGACAGATAGCAGGAAATTGTAGGTCTGCCCTCGGTTTGGATGGTTAATGCTTGAAGATTTTATTTACGAATTTCTTCAAGCATTTTTGTTATGTGATTTACTGTTGCCTGTTCATTATTTGCTTTTGCTACTTCTCTAATTGATACCAATATTGCTATCAAATCTGCTTTTGTCATTTCTTCAATCTCCGTTTCCATTTCTATCTCCTTTCCTGCCATTCCCTTGCTACAATTATATCATACTATAAGGTTACCCTTATGTCAATAGTTTTTTGAAATTTATTTTATTTTTTTCAAAAAAAGACGGTCTTTCGACCGCCTTTCCTTAATTTTTAAGTATTTTAAATTTACCCTTTGTCATAAGCTCCCACTGTTTCTTTTATACTCTTAATACAATTCTGTATTGTATCATACACAGCTTTTGATATTCTTCTTTCTCCTGGACTTTCATTATCGTTTGGTGCTTCCTGCAAAGCATAATCGTTTAAATGTTTTATCAATTTATTCACATCACAAGCCGTTGGTTCTGCGTCTATTATTTCACAAAATCTTCTGAACTCATCTTCTGATAAGCAATATTCACTTGCTCTATCTTTTAAATTTTCATCACTAATCAATCTCATCTCCGGCACTCCTCCCTTATCTTCACTTTGTCACAACATATTCCATTATCCTCGGCATTTTCTCTCTAAAAGCCGTTCTGATAACCATAATTGCCTGTTTAATGCCGTCACAAAAGCGGTCATTATATTCCGCATCAAAGTACGGTGCAACCTCTTCCACATATTCATCAAAGTTTGCATAAGAGTATTCCTGTTCATCCTCAAGTTGTTTTATCAAATCGACAATTCCACCGATTAAGCAATTAAAACAACTATCATATAAACCACACTTTTCTTCCTGCTCATCGCAAAACGCTTCTTTTGACTCCTTTATATCGTCCAGTCTGCCTAACAGCTTACACTCAAAGCTCTTTATGTGCTCCCGCCGTTCTGCCTCCTGCCTTTTTGCTTCTGCCTCAATCAACTGTATAATTTCTCTCTGTCCCTGCACTGCTGCACAATCTTTCTGGTCTGGGTGCTGCTTTAAAAATGTATCAATCCTGTTTTCAAAAACTTTTATAAGTATTTTTTCATCAATCACTCTTCTGTTCCCTCCTTAACTCTCACTATGATTCTGTTTTTTGGGAATGTATGTGTACACTTGACATACTTGTTTTTATTTGCGTCCAAATCAGCTTCGTCAATGCTTATAAACTTTCCCTGTGCATCTGCAAATACTATATGTGGCTGCTGTATCAAATCAATAACCACGCTTTCAAGATAGTTTAATTTCAACGCAACCCTATTCTTCTCAACTACCGCATCACCCTTTTCTTCACGAAGTCTTGTTTCCACTGCCTTAAGCTGTTCTATCCTGCTTTCCAAATCCTGCACATATCTAAATCTTTTTACCATCTTTATCAACAATTTATTCAACATATCCACATCCTCCTGTTTTAACTTATTTTTGCTCTTTCTTCCCTGTCTTTTTCTGCCTGTAAAAAAATCATATATTGTCCATATGTAAGTCCCATCTGCTTTGCTTTATCATTAAATGTGGCAATTTCTCCCATATGTACTTCTTTCTTTTCCTTGACTTTGCTTACTTTTTTCTGCCTTTTTCTTTTCTTGTACATTTCCGCATGTCTTTTTCTGCGTTCATTCTCTCGGCACTCTACAGTGCAATAAACTTGATTCTTTGCACTTACAGTAAATGTTTTGCCACATCCTATACATTTTTTCTCTAGCTGACCCATATCTGCTCCTTTCCGGGAGCTGCACCACACTCCCAGCATTTTATTTGTGATAGTTAATTTTCCTATAGCTATTTTTTTGCTATGTAAAGGTGCATTTAAATTTTTTATCTTGTCGAATCCCGACAAATCAACCACGATTTAATAATCGCTGTTCAAGTTCGCTCATATCTGAGGAACTTATATCTCTCTGGTTAAATGAATTAAACTGATTTTTCTTTTTAGTTGAATATCCTGACTTTGTATTGCCTAACGGCTTTTGGTCTGCCCTCTCTGTCTTATTCCAATAATCAGCAGTGCTTTTCCAGTTTATTCTCCTGCCATACTTGTCTTTCCAATCAATACGGTCATAATATTCATAAAACTTTTCAGGATTGATTTTAAGATTGTTTAAAGCAACATAATCTTTTACCTCCTGAAGCGTTGGCACTATAGATAGAGTGTTAGTATATTTACTATTACTTTTACTATGTTTTAAAATGTCTGCATTTTCGTCCAAAATGTCTACATTTTCATCCAAAATGATTACATTATCTGATAAAAGGGCGACTTTAACTAAGAGGTATGCTCTCTTCATTTTTACAGCTTTTCTTCTTTTGGTTGCAAAAAGAAAATTTTCCTGAATTTCCTCGGAAGTTAAAATTCTATTTTGCTCAAGCTGTTCCAATGAAAAGACACCCCACCTTGCACAGCAGTTCACTATTTCATTTATGCGATTGACCGCCCTGTCACCCCCGCCAAACATTCGTGACGAAAGTGACAACGCTTTCTCTCGCTGCCATTCACAATAATAACCATGTACTCCGTATATCTCCTGAAGTAACGCATATATGACGGCGTGTGCCTTTAACCCACACTCTGCTGTTACAAGTTCAATGTTTTTATCAGCCGCACATTTTACCGGAAAGTAATCAATACCCTCTTTTCGGTTCATGGTGCGTCCTCCTAAGTCTAATTAAACAGGTTTATTTTACAAAGGCAAGGAAGACATCCGACCAACTGACACCGTCCGAATAGCCGGCACCTTCCCTTAATTACGGCACATATACTCCCCCCTGATTTCTCAGTTAAAAGCATACACACCAAAAACAAAAAATATATTATTTAACCCATATATTTTCCCCGAATAGTTGAAGTAAAATATACAAGCTAATTACAAAAAATAATAAATATCATGAGGTCCATTTACCTCTATGATGTTTCTCAACTGCCCTGTATTTTCTTGGCAGTTCTGAATAAAAATTTTCTTCCTTGAGTTTGTCCAGCTTACAGAAAAACTCACTTCTTTTTCTGTAAAAAGTAGCCTGACTACAATGCACATTCTCCTTTTTACAGAGCTGTTGAAAACTCATACCCGGAGTTGTGCAATATCTAAGTAACGCACTTGCCAGCTCTGCATCAGTCAGCCTTGCAGCTTTTTCAACTATATCCACTTTACTGCTAAGCAAGGCAAGTCTGATAGCTACATTCTCCACCGGAGACTCATTATTATGAGCATGAGGCATCCCATCATAATTTACTCCAGAAACACCTAAACTGCCCTCAATATCTCTTATCTGAGCTTTCCATGAATTATACTGATAACAGAAATAATTTAACTCCCGGTATTTAAACCGATTCAGCCTTTTCAAAGGCTTATCATCTCTCCTCATTACATCTCCCTTTATGTTCTTCTATAGTGTGATAAGGTGCTTCTGTTTTGACTGCACCACTACCACACCTGCTGCACTTTTCATTTATTCGTCTGGTGCTCCACACTTTTCTGCCACAATCATTGCAAGTTACTACAAAAAATGGATCACTGGAACGATAAAAATTATTGTCATTGTGCAAATCTGTCTCCTTATGAAATAATCGTAAATCCCGAAAGATTATCAAGCTGTTCCTCAAGATATTCCTGGATATTCTCCATAGCGTGTAATTTCCACGCTCCTCCATCAGCTTCAAACAAAGCACACTGAATACCCTCGTATTTATCCTCTTTCATACGGAATATAAAACTACTTTCAGGCTGTTCAACCTCTGTAAATGTACGATATGGCTTTAACTTAACAGGACTAGGAATAACAGCGTCTGACTTTGAAGCGACCCCTGTTTTTACTGTCGCTTTCTGTGTCACACCATCATCGCCATAACTGGCAATCGTTCCGTTTTCCACTGTTCCTGCAAACTTCAAAAGCAACTCCTTGTCATTGTTTGATATAAATGTTGACTGAACTCCAATAAGAAACCTCTCATGTTCAATAAACTTCCCAAAAGGAAATGACGGCAGTTCTGCATAAACAGAAGCTATATATTCACGCCCTCTGTCAAGGTCAAGGCATGAATACAAACTTACCACTGTCGGACTTTCCACATGAATAATCATTTTATCCGACATAATATCTGTACCGGATTTAATGTAATCAACAAGGCTGCGAAGCGTTGTAAGTTTAATAGCTTCTGCCTTTGGATTATGTACTAATCTCTTTAATACCTTGTCCGAATAAAACTCCCCATTAACTTCCTTTATGTGTGGCTCTGCCAGCTCAACTGCATATGCTAATGCTTCTTTCTCCATCTTTATATCCTCCTAATTTATGCCTGTTTAACATTGTTTCTAAAATCAATTACGCTCTTATCTTCTTTAATTTCTCCCGTCTCCGTATCTACAATCTGACCGTCAATCTCAATCTCGTTTTTCTCAACATCATCAAATGACATCTGCCCTTTTATACCCGGACCATACTCCTGTGCATAAACTTTGCCTGTTGTCAAATCTTTTTGAGTACAGAATTTTGTGCTAACAGGTTTTACAGATGCCAGCTTTGTATCTACTGAAATATCGCAAGTGCAATCTGTCCTATCCTCATTCTGCTCAAACGAAAGAGTAAGATTTATTTTTCTCTTATTCTTCCATGGAGTATTTGGATCCTGCATATTCTTCATAACCTGCTCAAAAGCCTGATTGACTTTCTCCTGCAAAGCTCCACCAGCCAAATCATGTAAACTAATATCCATAAAATCGTCATCCTTTCTTTTGCCTTTTTTACATCTGCAAAATAGCAGCTATCTGAGCAATCTTCACATCATTACTGCCATCATCCGCTATAACCTTTGCTACGGCCTCGACAAGATACTCCTTGCAAAGCAAATCATTAAGCTGTTTTGTCTCAACCTTAACCATTTTCTTCATTTTCTTTCTTCTGCTCACTGTCCTCATGCTCCTTTCCATAAGCCCGTCATGCCGATAGCACAGCAAATTATTAATTCTGTGAAACCGCTTCGTCCTCTGTATGTACCCTTGTATATCCAAGCTGTCCCATGTAGCTGTCAGCAAATCTTGTAAAGCACTGATTTCTTATATGCTGCTTCTGCTCCTCAGACAAATCATTAAAGTTTACATAACCGCCGTCTTTAGTCGGCACGAGGATTTTATGCGTTATCTTCTTTTTTGCCATAATTCTCTCCTTTTCTGCTTTTGTTTTATTTTATGCTCAAGTCTTGACCACTGTTCAGTATGCACTTACCAATATTGGCGTTCCTATTTTTGTAGGTGTGCTTAGTTCATTGATAACAACATTACTTCTTTCTCTTTTTTAAGCTTGTCAAAATGTCGTCTGCAATATCCTCAACATCCGACCAGTGCAATATCACAAAGGATATTGCAGATGCAATTACCGCACTGATAACAATCTGTGCCATATTGTAATTCTCACCTCCTACTGAAACTTGCTTCTGGCTCTTTTTTCATAATATACATCCTCTGCAACAACATCTTTATTCTTTTCAAAGTTCTTTGCATATCTCACATCCCTTGTCCAAAAGCAAGTGTGGTCGCTTTTATCTCCATTCATATAGCAAGTTCTTTTCTTGCAATCCTCTTTCTGTCCATTGCACAAATAACGTACAACCTTATCATCATCCAATGTGTCAAGAAGTTCCTTAGCCTCCGCAAACTTTCCATCAATAATCATCTTCTCAGCAAGTTTTTCAACCGCAGTTCTTCGGTCAAGTTCTGCCTGCAACTCTGTTATTTCTTTTACCTTTTTATCCATCGTTCTCACCTCGCTTATCATTGTCCCAATCATCTAATATCATTAATATCAATGAATTTATTGATACACCTCTTTTTTTAGCTTTGTGTTTCAACTGTTCATACATATCATGTGGTATTCTAAATGTAAAACGCTTTCTAACATCTTTTGTCATCTTTTTGACACCAACTTTCTTTTTTTGATATATTATCATGTCATCTTTTTGGTGTCAAGTGTATGTTTTTTGACTTTTCCCCACTTTCAGATTATAATGATGTCAAAATGACACAAAAGGAGGAAAAACTATGGCTTCACCAAATGATAAATACACCCGACCTGAAGACACACGATTTACAATGCGTATAAACACTGAACTATTAAATAAAATCAAAGCACAGGCACAAGCAAACAAACGCTCTGCTGCAAAAGAAATTGAATTCATTCTCGAACAGTGGATTTTAGATAATTCCAAAGAATAAAATTTATTAAATCTTTCATAGGATACCCCTTACTATCCGCTTCCTGTTTAAGTTTCTCCTTTAACTCAGCAGGAACCCGGATAGTTATGTTTTTTACTTTATCCATCATTCTCACCTCCTTGTCGGAATCCAATATTATCTACATACCTATTGATTTTCTTATTCTATGTTCCTATAATATATATAAGTTGTTGCAGCAACTAATACTAAATAAGGAGGCTTACTATTATGAAAAAGAAAATTTGTTCAATAGCTTTATCATTATGCCTTGTATCAAGTATTGCACTTGCACCATTAAACACTACAAGTACAACCGTTCAGGCTAAGGCTAAAAAAGTTAAAGCTAAGAGCGTCTATTATGTTCCCGGTTCTAGTTATGCGTATCATTCCACACGCAACTGCCGCACTCTTAGACGCAGTAAAACAATCAAAAAAATAACTCTTAAAAAAGCTAAGGCTTTAAAACTTAGAGCCTGCAAAGTTTGTCATTAATACTAAATATTCCTATTAATTCTCAGCAAGCCTTTGTTCTCTACAGCAAAGGCTTGTTGCAATTACTTCAAAAAATTTTCTGGCTTATGACTATAATTTATTTTTAATTTCTTTAAGTCTTTGTCGTAATTAACAACAAGCTGAAAAGAACTACCCACTTGTATCGAACTTATAAGGTTGCTTAACGCAAATCGAAGTGCATATAAATCTTCTGGTTGTCTCAATACCGCAAACAGCCTCCCAAGTGTTTCGGCTCTTTTTATTTCCTCTTCTTTAGAACATGATTTACCAGCACCTGCTATGTATTCAATTAAAGTTTGTTCATCATTTTTTGAAAATTCATGTTCCGGTTCCTCTTCCATCAACTCTCTAGCCTTATCATCATCCAATGTGTCAAGAAGTTCTTTCGCTTCCTCAAACTTTCCATCAATAATAAGTTTCTCAGCTAACTTTTCAACTGCAGTTCTTCGGTCAAGTTCTTTTTGCAGCTCTGTTATCTCTTTTACCTTTTTATCCATCATTCTCACCTCCTTTCTTTTTATTACATGTTCGTTACTGGCTGCATATTCAATGTTTCTGCAAACTTAACACCTTGTAAAAAAATAAACATGTTATTGAGCTCACTATCATTCATTTTCTTAATGAGCTTTGTTATGTTGTCTACTTCCGGCTTATCCTCTGTTTTAATAAGAGTGTCCATATCTTTAGCCAAAATTGCCATCTCCTTTCTCACACATTTTATTTCAAATGTTTTTGTTTTCTTGATTATGCGATTATTATATATCGCATAATCACTTATGTCAATGTGTTTTTTATTGATTTTGCGATTTTTTTATTGACGCACCGATATTTCAGTTATATAATGCGATTAGAAAGTGAGGTGTACAGAATGAACGAACGATTAAAAGAACTTCGTAAAGCATTACATTTGACGCAAAAAGCATTTGCTGAAAAAATAGGTGCAAAGCAAAATACCATTGCTACATACGAAATGGGTAGAAATAACCCAAGCGACCCGGTAATACACTCTATTTGTATTGCTTTTGGTGTTAATGAAAATTGGTTAAGAAATGGTGTTGGAGATATGTTTATAACTCCTGCTTCTTTTTCATTGGACGAATATGCCATTGCAAACTCTCTAAATAAAACCGAAATTTCTATTATTCGTGGTTTTATGGAATTAAATCCTGATACACGACAGGCGATTTATAATGTCTTTTCTAATGCCTTTAATGATGAAGAAGATGACATACTTAAGTATGATGAAATACCGACAGCCGCAGAAATTGAAGCAAACTATTCACCTATAGCTGCCAAGGACTTAAAAGGAAAGAATATCGGATAAGCACCCGACTTATAGTTTCATTTATATTGTATTACTATAAGTTGCGTGCTACCTTTAAAATCAAGATTATAATATAATGTATTGTTACATTTACAATAAATAGCATATATGTAAGTGTTTCTGTAATATATATACTTTCTTATCATCTTTTCACGACCTTCCGTTTATAAGCCGGGTGCAGTGAAAAGTATAAATTTTTAGACACCTTTAAACCATGCAATGACATTAGAACGGAGGTACATTATTTTTGGAAATACACTACTCTAAACAAGCAATAAAATTCTTAAAAAAATTAGACAAAACTACAAGACAAAGAATAGTCACAGCCATACGTAAAATTCCATATGGCGATATTAAAAAAATGCAAGGTAATAATGAATTCTTATATCGTTTACGTGTTGGAAATTACCGCATAATATTTAATAAACAGGGGCAAGTATGCTATATAGAAAAAATTGATAATCGTGGTCAAGTATATAAAAAATAGGAGGAAAATATATGGATGCTATAAAAGAAAGAATTGTCGGTGCCGTTTCCATCATGGATGAAGATGCAGCAAAAGAAGTGTGGAATTTTATAATAGATTATATTCCCAAACACACTTGGTCTGATATTGAAGAAGTAGAACCTGATGAGTGGGACAAAGCAATGATAACAGATATTCAAACAAACCCTGATTGTAAAGAATTTGTTTCTGAAGCTGAAGCGTTAAAGGAATTAGAGCTTGATTAATATGTCGAGGTGATATTTATGTTTTATCATGTAAAAACTGTTACTCCAAAAGATAACTTTATTCTCTCTGTATTATTTACAGATGGCGTAAAAACTGGATATGACATAAAACCACTTTTTGATAAGTGGGAAGTGTTTAATGACCTGAAAACTATCCCCGGATTATATCAACAGGTTAAAGTCGATGCCGGGGGTTTTGGAATAAGCTGGAATGACAATATTGACCTGGCAAGTGAAGAATTACGATTGAACGGTGTTATATGCACAGATAATAATATTTTGAAAATAACTGCTGCCAAAGTAGTTGGCAATTATATGTTATTATTAACTTTCTCATCTGGTGAAAAACGCATCTTTGATGCCACTCAACTTACCGGACCTGCTTATGAACCTTTAAAAGATATTAAAATTTTTGAAAACTTTAAATTATCACATGGTGTAATCACATGGATGGATGAAGAAATTGACTGTGCTCCTGAGTATATGTATAAAAACAGTTATGAATATACAGAATTGAATATCAGTAAACAAAAAGTTTGAGGTGTAAATATGCATAAATATGAAATGATTGTTTATTGGTCAGAAGATGACGCAAGTTTCATTGTTGAAGTCCCAGAACTTCCCGGATGCATGGCTGATGGTGCTACCGCTGTTGATGCCCTAATAAATACAGAGCAAGCCATAAATGAGTGGATTGAAACCGCCAATTCCATAGGTCGTGAAATTCCACAGCCAAAAGGTCGTTTGATGTATACTTAATTCATTTAACAGTAAGCAACAAGAATTATAAAGTTAAAAGAGGAATAATCATGAAATGTTTTTTATGTAAAGGAAATGTTACAGATGCAACGACAACATACAATAACTGTTATATCATTATTAAAAATGTACCTTGTCAGAAATGTGAGCAGTGTGGTGAAGAATTTGTAAGCGGAACCACAATGCTAAAAATCGAATCTATAATTGATAAGTTAAAAAACATTCTAACTGAAATCGCTATTGTTGATTTTAAGACTGCTGCTTAATCTATTATAAAGTAAAGGAGCGATTGCTTATGTTAAATTTAACTTATCTTGCCGAAGAAACAGAACCAACAGAGGAAGAAATCAAAATTCTTGATGCCTTTGAAAATGGTGAACCTGATTACGCACCTGACACTTCTATTGAAGATTTAAAAAACGAATTGGGACTTGATTAAAATAATTTGATAAGTGTCACTGAAAAGATTGAAATAATAGACAAGGAATACAATATACCTGTTGACAATGACATTCAGGAAGGAGTGAACAGTATGTGCAATTTAGGTCAGGGAATTGAGGAGAGAGCTACAGAAAATGTAACTGTCAATATAATCCTAAATATGTACAACAACAACTTTACTATAGAGCAGATAGCTTTAGCTACCCAGTACAATGTTGATAAAGTCAAAGAAATTATTGCCAAACAGAAGTCAAAATAAAAAATCAAACTCAAAAATGATAACTTTGTCGGATTCCGACGAACATTAATACGCATATTGCAAATCATTTTTGCATATGCTATAATTTCGTCAGACAAAAAGAAATTATGTAATCACAATGAAAACCCCCGAAAGTCTCGCACACTTTCGGGGGTTTTGTTTAATCTCTCATAAATATTTTTCTTAATATTAGCACCAGCAAAAATGTTGCCAATATTCCTATAGCTACTTTCGTAATCAAAAGCATACCTTTAACTACTCCGATTACAACAAGACAACATAGAAGAACCGTTATTGAGCTTCTCAATTTATCCAATTTATCCATATACTCATCATTTCCTTTCTTTCCCCGTATAGCCGTTAGGACAGCTTACAATTACTCTCTTTCCATCACTTCTGTTCCACATTCAAACAACGACAGTATTGCATTTCCGATTGTAAGAATACGGCTTACCATGTGCCATCCGCTCACTATCCCAAATACTAAGTTAAGGGATAATAACCAAAACAAAATATCACTTTTTTTATTCCTCATTGCTTTATATTATACAATGTGCTAAGATGTAGGTAGTTGGGGCTTTCGCCCCTCCCACCCTAGCTATCAACTTATTTAAACAGTGCAATAGCTGCAATAACTAATGCGGCTGCATCTATTATAAGGCTGAGTACCTCATAAGTTGATAGCTTTTTTTGTTTCTTATGTTTCTTAGCCATCGTTTTACTCCTTTCTTTTTGCTAACTCCTTGTTACAATTATATTATAACTCTACTTTTTGTAGATGTCAATGCTTTTTGTAAACTTTTTTTACTTTTTTGTTGATTTATTCCACTAATTGTAGTATGATTAGTTTTAATAACAGAAACGAGGTGAACTTAATGCTTGATGATAGATATAAAAAAATTTTTGCTGAAAATTTAAAGTATTACATGAAACTACACAATAAAAATCAAGCTGATTTAATAAATGATTTAGGTTTCAATAAATCCTCTGTATCAACTTGGTGCAATGGCACACGCTTGCCACGCATGGATAAAGTAGATATTTTAGCAAAATATTTCGACATAAATCGTTCCGATTTAATAGAAGATAAAGACACAGAACATAAACAATCCTACTATCTCAATCCTGAAACAAGCAGGATTGCACAAAAAATATATGACAACAAAGAGCTTTCTGTTTTATTTGATGCCGCCCAGGATGCAGAGCCAGAAGATTTACAGGCTTTACACGGTATGCTCATGGCATTAAAACGCAAAGAAAAAGGTAATTGATATACTTATTTTTGGGGGTGATACATCTGAACGATGACTACAATATAAATGTACAAATCTTAGACTTCGGAAATTCTATTCCGGCAGTTGCAACTATAAATGATGATGGCAGCTTTAGCATTTTTCTAAATGCAAGGCTTTCCTACGAAAGAAGACTTGAGGCTTACTGGCATGAGATGCGGCATATTCAAAATCAAGACTTTTGTGGTGAAATGAGTGTTGAAGAAATGGAAGCCGCAAATCAACACTGAAATAATCATATTGTTTTGTCGGATTCCGACAGACATACATAACAAAAAGACCGCCCTTTGCGGGCGGTCAAGACCTTACACTTTACCCACAAAAGAATATGGCTAAAATATAAAGATAACGCATATTTATTTTAACATAAGCCACTTCTTTTGTATAGGCTTATTTTTTATACTCAATTTTAAGGAGGAAGACGCATGAGTGAAAAGTTAAAAGAAGTCTGTGCATATATCCGAGTCTCTACTGACAAACAAGAGGAACTTTCTCCGGAAAGTCAGATAAGACTCATTAAGGATTATGCGGAGCAGCACAATATGCTGCTTACACGAATTTATCAAGAAGACAAGGGCATTTCCGGCAAGAAAGCAGATAAACGCCCGGCTTTTCAGGAAATGATTGCGACCTGCAAAGAAAAGTCACATCCTTACGATGCAATCCTGCTCTGGAAGTTCTCCCGTTTTGCCAGAAACATTGATGAAAGCACTTATTATAAATCAGTCCTCAGAAAAAAATGTAATGTTGATGTTATAAGCATATCCGAGCCTATCACTGAGGGTATGTATGGCCGCCTTATCGAGATGGTCATAGAATGGAGTGACGAATTTTATCTGTATAATCTTTCAGGTGAAGTTATGCGTGGAATGACCCAAAAAGCCTTAAAGGGCGGCTACAATTCAAATGTTCCTATCGGTTACATCAAAGAGCGTGGCAGAGATAAGATACCACAGATTGAACCCAAAGGTGCTGAGATTGTCAGAAAGATTTTTAATATGTACACAGAGCAGAATATCCCGATGGGTGACATAGCCGCAAAACTTAATAAATCCGGTTATAGAACTGCAAGAGGCTCTCTTTTTGAAACCCGTGTAGTCGGATATATACTTGAAAACCCTTTTTATATAGGGAAAATCCGGTGGAACTTTTTTGACAAACAGAGTAATAAAAGAAAAAATCCTGATGATGTGATTATATCTGACGGCAAACACGAAACTATCATATCTGAAGAACAATTCTCAAAGGCTGCAAACCGCAGAGCACACGACAGACTCCGCACGGGATATAACAAGAAACGCCGCCCTGCTCCACTCCTTGCCAACTGGCTATCCGGTATGATTAAATGTTCAAAATGCGGTGCTTCGCTCGGTTTCGCACGAGGCGGCAGTAAGAGCGTTCCAAATTTTTGTTGCTGGAAACATTCAAAAGGACTTTGTTCTGTACACAACGGCATCACATTGAAAAATGCTGAAAAAGAAGTTCTCTCCATCCTCGAAGAACTATCCGGCTCAGGATATTTTTACAATTATAATCTAAATGTAATCAATACCGAAAATACAGAACGGGGATATATATTAAAAGAACTCAAATCACTTGATGCAAAAATGAAGCGTATCAAAGATGCGTATATAAACGAAATAGATACGCTGGAGGAATATAAGACAAATAAAGAACTCATCCTGAAAAGACGCACGGAGTTAAATGAAAAACTTGAAGCCGCCACTATCACCATTCACCCTGCATCAGTTCACAAAGATGTTGATTTTCAGGGATTGATTGATATTATAAAAGATGAAAATTCAAATGACACTAAGAAACATAATGCTTTACTGGAAGTCGTAGACCATTTTGTATGGGATAAAGAAACGCAGGAAATGACTGTGGTTTTGAATGGAAATATTTTGACAGCCAAGTAAAAATCCCCCGAAAGTTTTATACACTTTCGGGGGATTTTTTACTATTCTTTTAGACGGTATATCACTATTAAATATATATTCTGTAATAATTAATGCTGCCCAAACTTAAGAAGTCCCTCATTTGCAGTTATTATTTTTAAATCAGTACCATAATTCAGAAAATCACTGTCATGCGTAATTAAATAAGCATTTTCCCTTTTTGCTATCTCAGAAATGAGCGCATCATTAAAATCATAAGAAAATCCATATTTAAAAATATTATCATAATTCATAGTAGAAAATCCGTCATCTATAAAGCTAAAATTATCAATAATATCTGTGTTAATTATATCTAATATTCCTTCCATATGCTCACGATAATCATCAGTATTTCTATATTGTTTTTTGAAATCAAGATTTCTTCCATCACAATATGTAGCAAATCTAAAACGAATACATCGATTTATAAACTCAGAAATTTGTATGGATGACAAGAATATTTTTACACTTTTTTCTAATAATTTAACATACAATTTTTCATATTGATTAGTCTTCTTACTAAAGTTTATTGGATAAAAAATATTAATCAGTACATTTGTATCAAAAATCACTTTATCTTCTGCAACTGGTACATAAGAACTAATTAGTAATTTATTCTTATTTTTCATAATTATCGATCACTTCCTCAATAGCATTTTCAAACCTTCTTTTATCTGAATAATATGATTTTGCATTATCAATTACAATTTGAAATTTTCGCGTTGTCATATCAGGTCTGTTTATAATTTCTAACTTTTTCTGTAATTCATCACTACTAAATTTCTCATATAATTTTCCGATTGAAACATTTAAAAAAGGAGTAATAATACTTTCTATCTCACCAAAATCCAACACAACCTTTTTTCCTTCCTTTAATAAAGGTACAATTTCATCAAATACTATTGCTCCTTGTTCTCTTGTAAGTGCAGATGGGCTACCAATCAATTCTGCTACATTTAAAACTATATCCATTTCTATACCTCCTAAAAAAATATTATGTTTTCTTTTTTGCTATCAAGTAAGTAAATTGAATTATCTGATAAATTTATTGTTACAGTTACTATTGTTCCTGGAAATTTCTTGTTTAATACAGTAAATCTCTCATTTTTCCTATTTAAACTATAAAATTCATTATCTGATAATAAATCAAAACTGCCATTATTTGACCGCAAAAACTCTAAAATCACACCAAGACCTAAACCTCCTGGTGCACTATTTACTTTTGTTGAATTACCTAATTTAATTGCCCATTTTAAGCTATTTTCGTTAAATTCTTTTTCCGAATTTCTGAAATATTCTACAACATTTTCGTTAATAGTTTTTCCTATATCTACAATTGTAAATGTTAAATTTGCACTTCTAGGAAAATACTGTCCACATGCATAAACATTTTCACTATGTGCATGATCTATTACATTATTAAATATTTCTAAAAAATTATCAATAATCTCCGTTTTAAATGCCTCATCCATTATTGGTAGCTCTTTTCTTGAAAAAATATTTAATTGTAAATATTTTTCAAACTCAACCAACTGTTCTGTATTCGCTTTAAATACTTTATAGTCAACTGTACTATTGTATGTATCATCAATGTCTTCCCATGTAAAGTATCTATTAAAACCATTTTTTTGCATAATACGCTTAATTTTTGCATTTAAATTTAATAATGAAATTCTTTCTTTATTTTTTGCAATTTTATTATCAACACATGCTCCTAAAATCGAAAGTAGATTTGCTGATATAAATGAAACCTTTGTAAAATCTAACAATATGCGCTTACTTTCTTTTAAGTTAATAATATTATACAAATCAATAAAAGATTCATACGACTTAATATCATTTTGAATATTTCGTTCAAAAACAAAAATTTCATCAAACTCACTTATAATTTTTTTCCTATCCAT